GGCTGATTGGCCTAAACCAACACGCCCTCATTCTCCCGCTCGACTACTGCTTTTTCGCCGACCCTCGGGTTTGGTATGTGGTCCAGCAGTATCAAGTAAACGTCATAACGCCCTACGCGGTTATTCGCGAGCGTCCAGACGTACTTTTTACGAGCACCTGTCCGAACGTCGGCCTTTCCGGACCGATGGCGACATGGTGCGCCGGTTTTCTCGGGTTCGAGGAAATCGTAGTGATGGGCTGCGACGCCTATCAGGCTGACAGGCGCTATTGGTACTCGCTCGAGCGCCACGGCGTTCAGGGACAGGACTGCACGCCCTGGCTAACTGTTCGCGACCAGATGGAGCGCCCCGAGCGCGTCCGTTTTACTGACAAGGAATTACACAAGCTATGGCACGAAAAATCCAACTGACCCGAGCGATTAGGCTCGGCGGCGAACACCACGATATCGGCCAAGTGGTCGAGGTGTCGGACGAGGTGGCAAACGAGCTGCTTGGCATGGGCCGCGCTTTGCCGTGGCAGATGCCGCAGCCAGCGCCCGTAGAAGACGCGCCGGCGCTGCCCCCTAATGATGCCCCTCTGAAGCAGAAGCTCCGCACCCGTGGCCGTTGAGAGCGCCACAGACCGGGCGGTGTTCTTTGCCGTGGCCGACTTCGGCACGGCTGCGACCTATCGGCGTGTGACGACGGATTCGACGGTTAAGGGCATCTTCGATAACGAGTTCGTGCAGGTTGAAGTGGCCGAGGTTCCATACGACTCGGTGGAGCCGGTTTTTTACTGCCAAACGGCAGATCTGCCTACCGGCTACACAGTCGGCGACCGACTCACGGTGAACGCGGTGTATTACACGATTCGCGAGTTCCAGCCGGACGGCACTGGCGTCTCGAAGCTGCGGCTTGAGGCACAGAGCTAATGGCACACGTACGCCAGCAAATTCGCGAGCGCATCGGCTCGGTGCTCACCACTGCCGCGGTGGCCAGCACCATCACCCAGTCTCGGGTTTACCCGCTGCCGCCGGGCAGCACGGCTGCTCTTATCTACACGCTGACGGAAGCCGTTACCAATTCAACGCTGACCTACCCGCGCAAGCAGGAACGGTCGCTGACGCTAATTGTCGAGCTGGTGACGCGAGCCGTTTCTAACCTCGATGACGCGCTCGACGACCTGTGCGTTTTGGCTGAACAGGCCATCGCTAACGACCAGACCGTGAACGGACTGGCTGATGACGTTTTCCTCGCCTCCACAGCGATTACGCATTCATTCGACGGAGATGCTCCGATTGGCTCGGCGCGTCTCGAATTCATTGTCATGTACCGGACGGTAGAAAACTCCGTCTCCACCGCAGTTTGACCAGGAGCAGAAATGGCGAATCATCACGGAACAGAAGGGCTTGTGAAAGTCGGCACCAACACGGTGGGCGAGGTCACGGGCTTTAATTTCACCCTCACGGCTGAATATGCCGAGGACACCACGCTCGCCGACACGGCGAAGACGTACAACACGGCGGCCGTCACCTCGTGGTCCGGCAGCGTCACCGCGTACTGGGATGAGCTGGACACCAACGGTCAGCTGGCGCTCACGACCGGCTCGAACGTGGTCCTGAAGCTAGCGCCGGAAGGCTACACGACGGCTGACACCTATTACACCGGCAACGCCCTCGTCACGGAAATCACCCGCACGGTCGCTCGCGGCGCTGTGACGGAAATCAGCTTTAGCTTCGTCGGCAACGGCGCGTTGACCACCACCACGGTCTAAGGAATAACAATGGCAAATCATCACGGCACCGAAGGGCTGGTGAAGGTCGGCGCGAATACCGTCGCCGAGGTCACTGGCTTCAATTTCACCTACACCGCTGAATACGCCGAGGACACGACCCTCGCCGATACCGCCAAGACCTACAACACGATCGCGATCACGAGCTGGTCTGGTTCCGTCTCGGCTTACTGGGATGAGACCGACACCACCGGGCAGGTGGCCATCGCTCCGAACGCGAACGTGGCGCTGAAGCTGTACCCGGAAGGCAATCAGACGGGCGACATCTACTACTACGGCGACGTTTTGGTGACTGAAATCACCCGCACGGTGGCGCGTGGCGCCGTCGTGGAAATTGCCTTTTCCTTCGTCGGCAACGGCGTGCTGACTACAGGCACCGCATGAGCCACTGGAAAGAACAGGCGAAGGCGACATTTAAGGCTCGCCGTTCGCCAGAAACGCTGGTCGAGATTCCGGTGCCGGAATGGAACACCAGCATTTGGTATTGGCCCGATATGACCTTGCAGGAGCGCCGGGAAATCTTCCTGTTGGCTCGGCAGGAGGACGGCCACACGGTTCTCGACCTCGAGGCAATGGCCGTAACGCTCATCGTCCGGGCGCGTGATGCTGGCGCCAAGCGACTATTCGCGATGCCAGAAAAGCGCGAGCTGATGACGGAATATGACCCAGAAATCATGTCGCGCATCGTCAGCGCCATGAATACGGCGTCAGTTTCTGTCGAGGACGCCGAAAAAAACTAACTCAGGATGTGGAGCTGCGTTGCATCTACGCAATGGCATTACGGCTGCACATCCTGCCCCAGCAAGTTTTTGATATGCCGGAAAGCGACTTCGCCTATCTGATGGCGACGCTGAAAATGGAAAGCGACGAACAGGAGCGAAAGTGGCAGACACAAGCGCGAAGGTAATCATTACTGCCCAAGACGCGACCACGGCAGGCCTTCGCTCCGTTGAACGCAACCTTCGCGGGATGCAAAAGGAGGCGCAGTCTCTCAGCGGCTCGCTGAAGAGCATGGCCGGCGCACTGGGCATTTCGCTAGGCGTGTCCACGGCCATCTCTGGCATTCAGCGGTTCGTCAGTTCGACCATCGAACTTGCCGATTCGATGGGCAAGACCGCCGAGCAGACCGGTCTGACAATCGAGGAAATCTCCGCGCTCCGGTTCGCGACTGAACAGGCCGATGTGGACTTCGGCACTCTTCAGTCGTCGCTGACAAAATTTAATCGCACCATCGCCGAGGCTGGCAGCGGGAACAAGGCCGCGAAGGACGCCTTCCTTCAGCTCGGCATCTCGATGGAGACCGTGAAGGCCACCAAGTCTGAAGACCTCTTTATGCTCGTCGCCCAGCGCGTCAGCGAACTAGGCAGCGAGGCAGACCGTACGAAGGCGCTCGTGGACGTTTTCGGGCGCTCCGGTGCAGATCTCGCCCCCCTGTTCTCGCAGGGCGCAGAGGGCATTGCAAAGGCTAAGGAGGCCGCCAAGGAGCTTGGCGTCGTCATTTCCGGTGAGGCGAACGACAAGGTTCGCAAGCTCGGCGACCAAGCCGACCTGCTTTCCAAGAAATGGGACGCCTTCGCCACAAACCTGCTAGGCCGTTCCGCGCCGACCATCATTCGTGCGCTCGATGTTATTCAAAAGCAGCTAGAGCGCCCGTTTCTCGAGCAGTTCCTGCGGAATCTTTCTGGCGTATCGCTTGCCGAAATGGGCGCGACTCTCACAGGCATGGGCGCAGACGCTGCCTCCGGCTCGACCCGCGGCACCATAAATCGAGCTCGACCGTCTGCACCGCCGACCGGGAAACTTCGCGACCTTGCTGCCGAGGAGGAATCGCGAAAGCGCCAACTTGCTACGGCTAAAGAAGCCGGCGACCTGCGAGACAAGCTCAACCAAGACGAGCGCCAGTTCGCCGAATGGCTGAACGGCCAGACCGAGAATTACGCCGACATGACCATTCGCGGCATCGAGGCCGAAATGGAAGTTCGTCGGGAATCTGCCGACGAGTGGCGGGCGTGGACGAAGGAGCAGGAAGCTGGCTTGGGTATGCTCGGCGAGCTGGGCGCGCAGGCCGCGCGCAATATCCAAGACTCTTTCGCTCAGTTCTTGTTCGACCCGTTTAAGGGCGGCCTCGGCGGGATGCTAAAAGGCTTCATAAATACGATTCGCAGAATGATTGCCGAAGTAGCCTCGGCAATGCTGCTTAAACAGTTTTTCACATGGATGAGTGGGCTTAGTGGCGGCTTTGGCAAAATCGGTAGCGCTCTGCTCGCGGGCATGGGCAAGGCTATTGGCGGCCCAGTCATGGGCAACCGCGCCTACATGGTCGGCGAGCGCGGGCCTGAGATGTTCGTGCCGAGCTCCGGTGGCTCAATTGTGCCGAACAACCGAATGGGCGGTGGAGTAACGGTCGCGCCGGTTTATAATGTGGACGCTCGGGGCGCAACTGCTGACCTCGTGAAAGCACTGCCGGCCATCCTCGAGGCCAACACCCGCCGGGCAGTCGAACTAGCTCGGGCCACCATCTACGACGACTATTCGCGCGGCGCGTTTGGGAGAGCTTGATGGCTGAACTTTTCTGGCCGGCTGATATCATTCC